GAACTTTGTTTTAGGAGCAAAGGCATGGCCATATTCGCTGAACAACTGATGTGCATGTCTTGCATCACGCAAGTGAACATCTATTCCGGAAGTGTTAATTATATAAGGATCGAGTACGCTCATAGTAATATTTATCTATTAATATTAACTGTGTATATAAAAAAGCGAGAATTGAATTAACAATCCTCGCTTTAATCGAAGCGCCAATCTTAATTAAAAGAATTAGCCGGTAACAGTTGTTCCGCCAACTGATGCATTTGAAGCACGAGATTCTGCAGAACCAATACCAATAAAGTCTTCGTCAGCACCGAATTGGATAGCGTTGTCATAACGAATACTTAGCGTTGTTGTAACTGGTTCATTAGTTGCATACGCAAGTGTGTTATAGTTAGCTGATTCAATATAGCAACCTACCAAGTGGAAGCGATCAATTACGTTTGCTCCGTTAGCGCCGTTGCCACCGTCTAGAATTTCGATTCTAGTTTGGAACTTATAAGTACCACTTGACACTGCGCTCGACTGCTCATAGAAATCAAACTGTCTTTGAATTTGCTGTCCAACAATTTTTTGTACATTGTTGTTTGCATCTTCACGTAGTGTTAATGTGATCGGATCCCATGTGTGCTTACCAGCAAGATATGTTCTTGAGTTGTAAGCGTCAATGGTCATCTGTTCAAATGATAGGTTTGGACGAGTTACGTCTACTACCTGTCTTGAAATTTCTCTAGTACCGTCGGCTGCACCAGTTGTACCAAAGTTATCTAAAAATACTCTAAAGCGATACTGTAGTTTAGGCATCAATAATGATGAGTTACTTCCAGCACCTTCTGTAGGTATCGAAATATTTGTTAATGTTGTGATTGGCATTCTTTTATCTCCTATGCAGTATTTATGCTTAAATGAGTGGAGAATTTTCTCCACTCATTATATGCGCATATTAACCTAGTGCTGCAATTTCTCCAGTGTTCTTAATACGCAATGGAATGTAAATAAATTCAATTGCTTTTACGGGTTCTATTGCAATGTCTAACCATAGCTCATTACGGTCAATTCTTGCTGGTGTGTTGTTTGATTCGTCACACACTGCTAGGAAGTCGTAAAGCGCTCTTAAACCAACTAGTTCTAGCAATAGCGCATCGGCTGCTGCTTTAACTTGATCACGTGTGATCTTATCGTTTGGTTCAAACAAGTATGGTCTTGCAAGCAACTCTAGCTGTCCACGTAAATAAACAGTTAGACGTGCTACGTTGATACGATCTAGCGCACTTGCGTTTCTTGCACGAGTCTTTTGACCAAACACAACTAAACCTGCACCACTAATAAAAGTAATTGGGTTTATGTTGTTGCTATAAAGCGTATCACGCTGTCCGGTGTTTAGTGAAACACTTTGGAATTCGCCTTCGCTTGTGATATAGCCCGAACTTGTTGCATTAGTTACACCACCGCGTCTTGTACCTGCTGGAGCAAACCAGGGGAACGCAACTTGGTCGTTTAGTATAATAGTGCGTAGTGCCATGTGACTTGGTGGAACAACAATGTTGTTACCAGCATTATCGCTAGTGAATCCCCACGGATAATACATAGCCATATACTCGTCGCGGCTTACTGCACCGTCATCGTTATCTTCAACTGCTAGATTAACGTTAGTTGCCCATTCGTTTAAGCTAGTAGCATCTGGTGTTAGTCTTGCTGGTGTGTCACCTACAACAAATGATGTTAAGCGTCTGTCATAGTTTAGTGTGATCATCTCACCAATTAGTTCTGGATAACCTGGGCAAGCCATTAAGTTAAACTGACGACTTTCTTCGTCACGGATATCTTGGTTGCCGTTAACCATTGTTTGTAGTGCCTGTACAACCGTTTTGCGTTGTGCATGACGGCCAAAGCTACCTGAACCATCTTCTTGATTGCCTGAAGCAGTAACCCAGCGGTGTGGATAGTAAAGCGACATTGACTCATCTTCTAAACTTCCACTATTACCAATTACTTGGTAACGAGTGTTGTCTGCTGTGATGTCAACATAGTTACGTACAAATCTCTTAACGTTAAATCCGCTTCTGCGTAGGTTCCATAGCAACATACCTTCTGGATATAGTGTAGGATCAGGTGCATCTGTGTCTAAATAGTCACTTACTAGTAGTTCTTCAATAGTTCCAGCTGCGTGTGCTGCTGATGATCCACCGTTTGTGCTCCAACGTGCATCTGCAAATAGGATACCATTTTCAGTTGTTTGGTCTGCTTTATCAATCAACACCCATCTTGCAAGTGTAGCATTGTAGCGATAAATTGTACCGTAGTTTTCAACATCTGCTGTTGAAACCCAAAGATCACCTTCAACTAATGCTGTAACACCGTCTGACTGTGTTCTTGGTTCAGTAGCACTGACCATTGGTCCTGTTGCATTTGTGCTTGGATATGCATTTAAATATCCAACCCAGCCGCTGGCGCCTGCATGTACCATAATGTCAGCTTCATCAACAACTGAACTGTACCATAGTGTACCGTCTGCTGTTAGACTTGCAGGTGCATCTGGGCTTGCTGTTGCAACTAATGGCTTCCAATTAGAAGCAACGTAGTCGTTTGTAGCATCGCCTGTTGGTGCTGCATATAAATTAGCTTTTCTGTTAGAACCTGAAACTGCATATCCTGCAAGTGCAAGTAATCCGTCAGTATCTGTCATTCTAATATCGCCGCCGAGTTTGTGTTGGATAACAATTTTGTTATTTGCATCAACTAATGCAACAACGTTTGTAAATCCTGCTGCGTTGATTTGTCCTGCAACAGTATCGGCATCAGTGCTTGCGCCTACTACAGTAACAGTAATAGTTTTAATTGCTCTTGTTAAGCTATTTACTGTAGTCTCTTCTAGTGCAAAACTATATGTGCCCGCTGTAAGTTGTGTAGTAATCTTGTCACTAGTTACAGAAGTTGCGCCGGTTACAGCTCTTTCAAACACTCTAAAGTTAACAAGTGTTGGTGTGCCGTCTTCGATATCAGCTTTTACATAAAGATCACCTGCTAATAGGTTTGCGCCACCGCCTGTTTTATCTAGTCCAAACAATGCTGCTTCTGGTGTTGCATACATAGGAGCACTAACTGCACCCCACAATTGTGTGTCGCTGTTATATTTCTTAACACTAAAGTTTGCGCCGCCATTTGGACTAGTTGTTTTAATCCAAAGTGAACCAGTTGGTGCTTCTGCTGCGCCGCCGATTTTATATGCTGGGACATTTGTATGTGGAGCAATAGTTACTTTTGGTGCTGCATAAGTTTTAGCAATGATACCTAATGCGCCGCCGTCATCTGATGCAACGCCTGCATCACCTACTAGTGCGCCAGCGCCAGTTTCAACTACAACATTAACGCCGGTTGAGTAAATTTCTAATGCACTGTCAACTACTGCTGCAGAAACACCCGAAATACCGCGAGCGTTAATGTCTACTGCAAGTTGTGTTAGTGTTGCACCAGTTGCTGTAACAACTAAGCTGTTAATTGTTAGTTCGTCACCTAATGCAATTGCATTAGGTGTTGCTGTACCGCGTACTACCGGAAAGCTTGCACTCCACTGTGTTGAACCTACTTGGACCCAGCTACCCGCTGTTCCTGCTGCTGTAGTGTTTGCTGGAGTTTTGTAAAATGTTCTAAATCTTTGTGCAGTTTCACCTGAAGCAATAGTAGCATCAATTGCATAGTCACCAATTTGACCAATTGATGTTTTTGGTGCATCAGTACCGCTGTCGATATCAGTTGCTTGTACAAGTACAGTACGTGTTACCGATGTAAAGCTTTGACCGCCTGTTGTAGTAACAGGAGCATTATTCCACTCAAGGATACCAAAGTTAGTAACTTGTGTGTCAATCCAAGCTGCGCCGTTTGCTGGTTCGCCGCCTGGTGCTGTAGAGCTTGCTGTAAGTGCTGCTAGGTCTAAATCTGCACGAACAACATATGCACGGTTACTTACACCTAACAATGAATATGCTGTATTAAGACCGTATTCGTTAAGCTCTCCACCGTGAATCATATTTCCGTTTGCGTCACTGTAGAATAAAGCGTCGCCAAATGTTTCGCCTAGCTCTCGTTGACTTGTTATTAAATAAGGTTTTCCTGCATTTACTGCTGTTGTACCTGCTGCAATTCCTGCGCCACTACTACTAGTTTTATTAGTAGCTGTTGCAACAAAAATCATTGGTACAGTACCAGCTGATGCCGGAGTGTAGAATGATTCGTCAATTACATTGACTTCTACGCCTGGTGATACTAATGCCATGTTATTTCTCCTATTGGATGTTAGTGTTCTATACAGTATTTATTATATTCGAGATAAAACACCTATTATATAGTACCGAAAAAGGTACCAAAAAGGTGAGCTAAATACAATATGAGACCTTTATGCACATGCGGACATCGTCCTGCCGCTATAAATTACAAAAAAGGAAATAAAACCTATTATCGCAAACTTTGCGAAACTTGTTTACGTAACGGTACTGGTCACGGAATACCAATATGGAAGCAGAGAGGCTATGAAAAGAAAAATTATTGCGAGAAGTGTGGGTTTAAATCAAAACACCCTGAGCAATTTAATGTGTTTCATATAGACGGTGATTTAAATAACTGTCGTCCTAATAACTTAAAGACAATATGTGCTAACTGCCAACGCATAACTCAAAAAGAAGGCATGCGTTGGAAGCAAGGAGATCTACGCCCTGACTTCTAAGTGCGACATCAACTGACTTAGATTAAACTTTAAATCGGCTAATGTGCCATTGTTGTCAATAGTAAAATCAGCCATCCAGTGTTCCAAACTCATTGAGTCTGTTGCTTCTAAAGGCAAATAGTCGCTACGATCAACCCAAATAGCATAATCAAATACACCAGTGTTTTGCATTGCAAAAAATTCACGCTTGTTGCGTAGCCCACAATAGATGTCGTAGGCAGCAAACATTTCTCTTCCTAGAGTTGCTGCATCAGGTACATTGTAAGCGCAGATAGCATCATACCATTCTGCTCTGTGATTATGCCTGTCAGCATAACACTCTTCCTCATCAGCATATCCATACTTGTCCTTTAGATCATTATATATAAATTGTTTACTACAAAACTTTGAACTCGATTCGAATGTATATCCGTAATCATCGCGAAGCATTTCACACACAGTATCTTTACCATGTCTGCCGTGACCAATTACTAACAGTTTAAGTTTGTTCATTTGACTTTCCTAATTTTTATATAGTATAAACTATTAATTAAGCAAAGTCAACCATTAATTGTAGCCTAATACTGCTACTAAGATCTTTCTTCATTTAATATTTCAGCTTCGCGAGTTTTGTATGCTGCTTCAAATCCCACTTCGTGGACATAATTTTCATGATTGCCCCAGAGTCGTTTGATATATGAATTATATGTTTTTTCAACATCTGCATCGCTCCAAGATCTATCAATGAGTTTGCCTTTGACTATCCAGTTAAATCTATTGGCTTCTTTACGTACAAATGATGAACACATTGACTTCTCCTTGTTGCATATGTATTTACAGCAAGGGTAATTTGTTAGCGTAAACTTCGGGTGTTTTTAGCCTATTAAGAAACCGTAGCCGTTCCCGCCCGAGATGCTTGTGCTAACTTCTGTTTCAAGTTTTTCCATCTCGGCTTGCGCTTCGGCTTTTAAGCTATCACCATTAAGTGTTGATCCACCCTGCGGACCTGCAATAGTAGCAAATTTACTACGTGCTTCACCTAGCATATATTTACAACTTGCTAAAGTGTAATCTTTAAGCCACTGCACTGCTAAGTAGTCATTTAATAATTCACTATCTGGACGATAGTTATAACAATATAACATTAACGTTTCTTCTGCTCTAGGACGCTGTAATAGAGTAAGTTTTTTACTAGTAGTGCTCCATTTGAATTCAATAAATGATCCAAACATTCTGCCTACTAATTCTTGATATTGCGAAAACATGTCGTATGTTGCTAGACCGCCCATTTTACTGCTTGAAAGCAAATATGCATTTGTATATGCTAAACTAAACGGGTCAAACAAACTGCCACCACCGCTGGCGCCGCTAGCATATAGTTTAATACTTACTACATCGCCGACATTTAATGGAGAATTGAATGTAATAGTTCTTGAACCATAATCTGGCGAAAATGCACTTGTGTCTGTTCCGTTAACTGATACAACAATAGTATCAACTGTTGAAAGATTATAGTTTGCATCAAATGTTTGAGTTTGCAAAACAGTTGCAGTTGCAGTTGTTGTAAAAATAGGTCCAGATGCTCCTGCAGATGTACCAGGTCTCGAGCCAACACTTCTACGGAATATTTGACGAACTTCTATAACTTCATTAGGTAATACATATTCGTTCTGATCTACTACTGTAGTTAAAAACAAATAACTTTCTTCGACACTTCCGTCACTGCGTTGTCTATAACGTGTTAGTGCTTTTTTTAGTGCAGTTTCGTAATGTATCGGATCAAGTTCAACATCTACCATGCCGCCGCCAAGAAATGCGTGTACATAATCAAATACTTCTTGTTTTTGTGTTGCTAATGTCATTATAAAGTTCTCCAATAGTATTTATCGTTACAGCAACGATAAATATGTATAACAAATAGGAGAACGATTATCCCTCGTCTTAGCTTATACAAACCAGAACGCGGCAATGATTATTATTTCTTGGACAAGCAAATTCAAGAAATGTTCACTGTTGGCGGCACTGATATTAACATACACAAATATTTAGGTGCTGAAAATCCTGCAGAAGGTGAAGGTACGGCTGATCAACCTACTTATAATGCCGTTAAAGAAACTAATATACAGGACTTATTGTTTTTAGAGAATAGAGACAGAAAATACGATCCAGACATTTATAGTATGCGTGGTATCTATAATGTTCAAGACATCGACTTTGACCTAAGTGCATTTGGACTATTTTTAAGTAATGACACACTAATGTTAACTATTCATATCAACAGTTCAGTTAAAACATTAGGTAGAAAAATTATGTCAGGTGATGTAATTGAACTACCGCATTTAAAAGATGAATATGCTCTAAACGATTATAGCTTTGCACTAAAGCGTTTTTATGTTGTAGAAGATGTAAATCGTGCAGCAGAAGGATTTAGTCAAACTTGGTATCCGCATTTATATCGTTTAAAACTAAAACAAATATATGATGGCCAAGAATACGCAGAGATACTTGACCTATCGGCAGCAGAAGGTTCAGATACTACACTGCGTGATATCTTAAGTACCTACGAAAAAGAAATGCAAATATCAAATGCAGTAGTTGCACAAGCAGAAGCTGATGCACCTAAGAGTGGATATGACATTAGTCATTATTATACAGTAAGTACAAATGATGATGGCAGTATTGCACTACAGACAGCAGATGATACTGATCTAGAAGCAAGTAATATTACAATTACTGCTGACGAAATTGCTAGTCGTCCAGAACGTGAAGGTTATACAGGTTACTTAGTTGGTACAGGCGATGTTGCACCAAATGGGGCCCCATTTGGATTTGGTATTGCATTTCCAAGAAACAATGTAAATGGTGATTATTTTTTACGTACAGATTTTCTACCAAATAGAATGTTTAGATATGACGG